GAAGAAACATTAATAAAGTTCTTTGAATTAGCTATACAGAAAAGCCCTAATGCAAAAGAGTGTGTATTCGCTCAAATTGGTGATTTTTTACACTGGGACGGTTTAGATGCTGTAACTCCTGCAAGTAAACACGTTTTAGACGCTGACACTCGTTTTACTAAATTAGTTAGGGTTGCTATTCGTGTTATTCGTAGAGTTATAGAAATGCTTTTAAATAAATACGATAAGGTTAATGTTATAATGGCAGAGGGTAACCACGACCCTGCAAGTAGTGTATGGCTTAGAGAATTATTGTATAGTTTTTATGAAAAAGAACCACGTTTAAACATAGATACAAATCCTGACCCTTATTATTGTATAACATTTGGTAAAAATTGTTTATTTTACCATCACGGACATAAGAAGAATGTTAAAAATATAGATAACGTTTTTGTTGGTAAGTTTAAAAAAGAGTTTGGAAATAGTGAGTTTGTTTATGGGCATACTGGGCATTTACATCATGAATTAAAGATAGAATCTAATTTAATGATATTAGAACAACATAGAACTTTAGCAGCAAAAGATGCTTATGCTTCAAGAGGCGGTTATTTATCTGGTAGAGATAGCAAAGTAATAACTTATCATAAAGACTTTGGAGAAGTTGGTAGAAACAATATTAATATTAATATGTTAAAATAAAATTTGCGTATTAAAATATAATAAATTATATTTGCTTAAATTAAAATAAAAAAAATGAATGAAACTTTAAACGGTCTTTGCATTTGGTTAAGAGAAACTAAAGGAATTACAAAAATACATATAACTGAGTTGATGGGGTATTTACCCGAATACGAAGAGTATATTAAAAACATATAGATAAGGAATAATAAAATCTTTGCTTGTCGGCAAGGTAGCTATCTCATAATGTGCAAAAGTATCAATACAAGTTCCTTATCGGTGGTTTTATATGGCTCGAAACATATAGTAAAAATCATTTAAATATTACTTGTAAATTATGGTAAGACTGACAAAGGGGAATAACGCCTTTATAATTTAAAATATAAAACAATGAAAACAGAATATGAAGAAGTTGAATATAAATTTAATGGTATAGATTACTGTTTAAATGACCCCTTAGGTATAAGTTATAAAGAGGTTAGTATTCAACTACCTATAAATACAGATATTTCAAATATGAAAATATTAGCAACTGTTAAAGTATCTGAAACATTAAAAGAATTTATAGAAGAAAAAAATATAACTAAAAAAGAGTTATTAGATTGGTTAAACGAAAATTATAAATAATATGGAAGTAATAGGTAAACTAAAAGTAAAGGGAGAAATTCAAACGTTTGGAAGTAATGGATTTCAAAAAAGAGATATTGTAATCACTACTGATGAACAATATCCGCAGCAAATTGCTATTGAATTACATCAAGATAAATGTGATTTGATTAACCCTTACGATGTAGGGCATAATATTAAAACATCTATCAATTTAAGAGGACGTGAGTGGATTAACCCACAAGGAGAAGCGAAGTATTTTAATAGCTTAGTAGGTTGGAGAATCGAGAAAGTAGAAGATGCGCCTAGTGTAGATTTACCACCAGTAGAGCAATATAAAGAAGATAATAACGAACCAGATGATTTACCATTTTAATCTATGGCATACTACTGGGCGGTAAAATATAAGAAGAAATACACTCCTTATTCAGACGAATTTGAAACAAAGTTGGATGCTATGAGATGGTATCGAGACTTTGGTAAAAGATTATCGAATATGTTTGATAGGGAGTTGGAATTCATAGAGAAAAAATAAGCCGTTTTAATTAACGGTTTTTTTGTATATTTGTTTTTGAATAAACAAGTTTTTTCAAGATGGAAGATAAAAAACATGGTGGTAAAAGAGAAGGTGCTGGACGTAAATCTAAAGCTGATGAACAGAAACTAATAGAGCGGTTAAGTCCCTTATCTGATAAGGCTTTCACTGCCTTAGATAACGCAATACAAGAAGAACATAGTTGGGCTTTAAGATTGTTCTTTGAGTATATGTATGGTAAACCTAAAGAGAAAGTGGAAATAACTAAAATAAAAGAACAGCCTTTATTTGGTGAAGATTAATGTTTGTATACACAACAGCAATAAAGAAGTTAAGAGCTTTAAACAAAAGAATAAGAATAGTCCAGGGTGGTACTTCAGCAGGAAAAACTTTTGGAATACTACCTATACTTATTGATAAAGCTTGCAAAAACGAACTATTAGAAATCTCTGTAGTATCTGAAAGTGTACCACATTTAAGACGTGGTGCATTAAAAGACTTTGAAAAGATAATGCGCTCAACTAATCGTTGGATTGACACACATTTTAATAAATCACTTCTAAAATACACTTTTACTAATGGTTCTTTTATTGAGTTCTTTTCAGTTGACCAGCCCGACAAATTAAGAGGTGCTAGAAGAAACATACTTTACATTAATGAATGTAATAATGTAAACTTTGAAGCATATCAGCAGTTAAGTATACGTACATCTCACGAGGTTTGGCTTGACTTTAACCCTACACACGAATTTTGGGCACACACTGAATTGTTACAAGATAATGATTCAGAACATTTAATCGTTACTTATAAAGATAACGAGGCACTTCCTGAAAGTATAGTAAAAGAGATTGAGAAAGCTAAAGTAAAGGCTAAAACGAGTCAATATTGGGCTAATTGGTGGCAAGTATATGGGCTTGGATTGGTTGGTAGTTTAGAGGGTGTTATATTTAATAATTGGAAACAAATAGACAAGATACCAGAAGAAGCACGTTTAATTGGTATAGGTTTAGATTTTGGTTATTCTAACGACCCTACTGCAATAGTAGAGGTTTACAAATGGAATGATAAGAGGATATTAAACGAAATATGCTATCGTACAGGAATGGTAAATGGTGATATTGCTAAAGTATTACCTAAAAATACTTATGTCTATGCTGATAGTGCAGAGCCTAAAAGTATTGAGGAGATTAAAAGATTTGGTATTGATATAATGCCAGTTAAAAAGGGTGCTGACTCTATTATGTATGGTATTTCTACAATGCAAACACAAGAGTATTTAGTAACCTCAAATAGCTTAAATTTAATTAAAGAGTTTAGATATTACACTTGGCAAGTAGATAAAAATGGAGTTAAAATAAATAAACCTATAGATAATTACAACCACGCAATGGACGCAGTAAGATATCATGAAATGATGGATATAGGTATAGGAAATGAAATATTAATCTTTTAGTATAGATTATATTTATTATATTTGTTGAAATTATAAATATTTTATATAATGAATCTAAAGAATAGATTATTAGCTTCTTTTGAGGTATTCAAAAATACAAACAAGTTTAACAACTCTTTTTTAAAGTGGATAAAAAACTCTGGAAGTTCTTATGATGCTAATGGTGCTACTTATATTGAAAAAGGTTATAATATAAATCCTATTATAAATGCCGTTATTTCTCAAATGGCAAACAAAACAAGTTCTGTTCCTATTACTATAAAGAAAATAGATAATAAAAATAGTTACAGAAAGTTGAAATCATTGAACAAGGCATCTCGCTATGATTTAAAAGGTAATTCTTATATTAAAAGCTTTAAATTAAAGAATGAAGCTTATTTGGAAGACGAGATGGATTTACCATTTGATAGACCAAATCCTTTACAAACGTGGGCGGAATTCATGGAATTGTATAAGGTTTTTATAAAAACAAACGGGAATGTTTATATTTATAAGTTTAGACCATCGGAAGGGTTAAACTCTGGTAAGATTATAGGGTTGTATTTATTACCATCTCATTTAATGGAGATAGTTGTAAAAGATGATGTGAATATGATTGGACTGGAAAGTCCTATTGCAGGATATAAACTAACTACCTATAATATAAATATACCCTTTGAAGTTGATGAGATAACACATATAAAATATGCAAATCCTAACTTTGATTTAAATGGTTCTCAATTATATGGTTTCAGTCCTTTACGTTCATTATTAAAGAATATAGAAAGTAGTAACTTAGCTTTAGACTTAAATGTAAAGTCAATGCGAAATGGTACACCGTACGGTTTTATCCACGCAAAAGGGCAGGGTAATAGTTTCCAAGATAAACATCAAAAAGCTATAAAATCAAGATTAAAAGAAGCTGATTCAGGTAATGGAAAGTTAGAACAAATAATGGCGATAGGAGTTGATGCTGGATTTACTAGGATAGGATTAAACCCTGAAGAATTACAATTATTTAACTTCTTAGATTTCGACCAAAAACAAATATGTAATGTGTTAGGTTGGAGTGACAAATTATTAAATAACGATGGTGGGGCTAAATATGATAACGTAAATCAATATAGAAAGCAAGTAGTTACTGATAATATTATACCAGACTTAGAATTATTTGCACAGGCTTTTAATGTAGAAATACTACCATTTATTAAAGGATATGAAAATACTTGTCTTGAATTTGATTACAATAGTATGCCTGAAATGCAACAGGATATGGTAGAAATGTCTAAATGGTTACTGCCTTATAAAGCGGATGGTATTTTAACACCTAATCAAGTACTAGAGTTTTCAGGGCTTCCAGTTAGTGATAATATTTTAATGGATATGTATACCGTAAAAGACGATATAATGAGTTTAGAGGACGCAATACTACCTAAAGAAGGGTTAGACGAAAACACAATAAGAGATAATAATTAAAATAATATAAAATGAAAAAGAGTACTTTAGAAATTTCAGTTGAAAACATAGAGGAATTAAAAGAGTTAATAAAGAAAGCGCAGGAATCTATTGATAAAATAAATAATTTCACTCCTGTTTTAAGATTAAAGGATTTAGAAGCTGTAAATGAATGAACACCAATACAGAAACAGATGGTTAAGAAGGCATAAACAATACGAAAGGATAGCGTACAAACAATTTAACGAGGGTTTTAAATCTATTGGTAACGCTATACCTTTTCAGTTTATGACTAAGGATAACTACAGCGAAATACTTAACACTAGCGCAAACCAAGAGTTATTCTTTAACGTATATTTTAACGTATATAGAGAGGTTGGATTAATTCATGGTGAAAGAATAGGCAGAGAGATTAATAGAGAGATTAAAGACTTTACTTTAAATACATTCCTATCTACTTTTCAAAGAAATCTATTAAATTGGATACTTTCAAATACACTTACTAGAGTTGTTAATGTTAGAAACACTTACTTAAACTACATAAGAGAGGTTATTGCAAAAGATATTCAGGATGGTAAAGAAATGAGCCAAATAGTTACTGATATACAATTAGCTTTAAATAAAAGAGGTTTTTACAGGTGGCAAATAAACAGAATAGTAAGAACAGAAACTACAGCAGCAGCAAATTACGCAAGTTTACAGGCAGGAACTACGAGCGGAATAGTGTTAGATAAGATATGGATATCAGCAACCGACAGCAGAACCAGAACATTGCCAAAAAATAAGTACGACCACCTTTCTATGAATGGTAAAAGAGTACCGAAAGATAAACCTTTTGAAGTACCTACACTAACTGGTTTTGAAAATATAATGTTTGCAGGTGACCCTAAAGGGAGTGCTGGTAACGTTATTAATTGCAGGTGTAGTAATGCCTTAGTACCTAGACGCGACAAGAATGGACGTATTGTTAGGGTTTAAAAAAACCTACTAAGCAAAATTAATTAAATTAACTCTCAGTAGGTAAAACACTTTGTTTTTTCGAGGGTAGTAAGGGATTCGAACCCTTGAATAACAGATTTGCAGTCTGCTCCTTTAACCACTTAGGTAACTACCCGTTAATTTATATAAGTTTTAATATAATCCAAAACATAGGATAAAGCAACCTCTTCAAAAAAAGTAGAAATAGGTATTTCATTTTCACCATCCCAATAGTTATCGTTTTCATCTCTACCCATTTCAATAGCTTTTAGTAAACCTTTTCTAAACTCTATACTATTTAGTGTTTCTTCAGTAATCATTTTATATATTTTAATCAAAGATAATAAAAAACCTCCTGATAACCAAATAACAGGAGGAAAACTAAAAATGACTATGAAAAATAGAATAAAACTCGATGCTAAGATAATAAAAAAAGCCTTACTAAAATTAATTAATAAGACTTTTTAAACCCCCAATCTTTAAGTTATAATAAATGGCAATAAAATACACTACAAATATAACACTTTTTTATAAATACACAACAACTATAAAAAAATACTATTAAAAATCATTTGTATATAAATAATATTTATATTTGCGATATGGATTTTAAACAACTTAGTTACGTCTTAAAAGATTTAGACGAAAGTAAAGGTA